AGCGTACCAACATAATGAATCCGAACAGAACTTACTGCATCGTCAACTACGCAGATGTCACCGACGACATGGTCGCTGCCTCGTCCATCAAGGTCAAGGACTCCCTCAGGAGGTCTGTCTCTGGTGACGACAGAGTCATCATGTCTTGGGATGGAGGCTCTACACCCAGTGTTTTTGACTCCTACACCACATACACTCACCCTCAAATGAGAGCTATTGTCTCTGACGAAAGAGAAGGGTGGTATGAAGAACAAGAAATACCAGAATAACAAATACCACAACAAGTAAAAATGGCTATTAGAAGAAGAAGAAATACGTCAGCCCCAAGGGGTCAAGGCGGCGGCGGTGGAGCAGGAGCTTCTGCTCTGTTGCAAACAACGACGTGGGACTGGTTGGTTCCTGGCGCTGGGGTTGTCACAAGCGTTGTTTTTGATCTAAATCAATACAATATTCCTGGGTCGCAAACAGGTAATGTAAACGTCTTGGACGTCATTGAAATGTCTCAAAGTGGAGTATTTACTCCATGCACCTTTCCTGTATTTCCCAGGATCCAAATTGGAGGTCTTTTGATAAAAACCAATATACAGGCCTTTGTGGATTATGCAGGTGTTGATCCCGCCCAAATCCCCCCAAGTCTTGGAGATACTATAACAGTTTTCTCGGACAAAGGAAGGTATATCGGGTGCGATAACGGATCTGCAAACATAAGTCAACCTGATGTAAGGATTAAAGTTGATGGCGTTAAAATTCTTCAAATTACATCTGTTAGTAATACAGAGGTGGTTTTGGCTCTAAGCATTAACAACGATGCTGGAGATATTTTTGTTGGTACAAACAACCTACCCTTCTTTCCTTACAACAGTCAGACAACTCAGATAGGTGGCGTTCCTTTCTTTGGTGAGACCTATCTAAACCAAGGTGAAATTGTGGTAGGTGGCATAAGGGCCAGATACAATCCTGGTCCTAAGGTTACTTCTGGCAATGGTGGTGCTTCTTTTGGCTTCACCCTGGGGGGATAATCAAGCCTCTTCAAGTTCTTTGTAAAAAGCCTGGACCAAGAGTCGGGCTTTTTGCGTTATAGCATATCTGACTCTGTAGTTGTACTTGGTCTCCTCTCTAAACAGATGATCCTCCATGGTTGTAGACGGTGTCATCTTATCAAAGTGTTTGTAGATGTAATCCTCTTTAACTAGCTGATACACAATGCGTTCTGCAAGCTTCTTCTCTGAGTAATCAAACTCTTCCGCTGCATACCTCAGCGTCCAGAACTCCATATCGTAGGCCCACAGCAAAAACATAAGCTCTCTTTCGAAAATGTCTCTCCTCCTGCAGAAGCTCCTGATGGTGACTCTAAGACCCTTGAGGTAGTTGTTTTTTACGTACCTTTGATTTAATCGAGAAAACTCCCTGAAGAGTTTCTTCTTTGACACGACGCTTTTAGGCATGAAATAAAGTGATGATGGATTCCGAAGATACAGAAGATTACGAGTTTCTCCTTGAGATGCAACAGCTGCACAGTCAGATGGAAGTACTCATAGAGAGATACGACATGCGCGACAGGGTCATGTCTGTAGTGGTCACTGGCGTCCTTGAGCCCATCGACGAAGACACTAGTCAGATGAAAGCTTTGTTTAGCTACAACCTGGGCTCCAAAGAAGAGATGGAAGAGATGGTGAGTTTTATAGCAAACACATACAAGGATCAAAACGGCCCTGACTTAGATGAGCTGCTGGGCGGCCTTGACATTTCACTAAACTAATGGACGGACTTATAAGGAAGATCATCATCGGGAGAGACCCGAAGGATGCCATGGCGTATTTTGTTGGTATGAGAGCTGGAGGAGGCGAAGTCTCTACAATCATACTTGATGATGAGCACCTATTCAGGTACAATAAGAAGAGATATCTAGTATATTTGCAGAAGGACGGATCGCAGGTGCTGTGGAAATCCGTAGACGAAATGCCATGTATTATTGAATATGACTGCAACTTCTAAAAGCAAGGGTCTGGGTGATACTGTAGAGAAGATCACCAGAGCCACAGGAATTAAAAAGCTTGTTGAAAAGTATGGCCCCGAAGACTGCGGGTGCTCTCAACGGCAAGACAAATTAAATGAAATGTTTCCCTACAAAAATGAAGACACTTGATCTTTTCGTTGTTGAGCTAGATAAGCAAATCAACGACACCATTACAACAGATAATGGCCTTGAGCTATACGTGGACTCTAAGTTCAACGAGTTCAAACACAGAGTTACTGAAGGGCCTGTAGTGGCAGCCCCTCTAAAACACGACACAGGAGTGGAAGAGGGTGACACCCTTTACTTTCACCACCTCGTTGTTCTTAATGAGGGCCAGGTTCTTACTGGCCACGACAAGCACTATCTTGTGAGGTATGATCCAGAGCAAACGATCAACAACCAAGCCATCGCTTACAAGAGCTCAAAAAGTGGACACATATATACCCTCGGTGGTTGGGCTCTACTTACGCCTGTTGAAGAAGACCCTGAAGCTGGTGAGCAGAGTGACCTTATCGAGGTTGTCAAGCTTACAGAGTCTCCCGTTCGAAAAGCTTGCATTGCTTTCGATGCTCCTTGGCTTGAAGAGCTTGGCGTCGGTACTGGCGATATTGTGGGGATTAAGAAGAACAGAGACTACGAGATAACAATCGACGGCACCAAGTACTTTAGAGTTAGAGCAGAAGATATCCTATATGTCGAAGAAGAGCTTCACAACGATTGACGCCGCCAAGCGTCTTATGTCGTCCATGGAGACGGCTATCGACAACATGATCGACGAGATCAAAAAGCCTGTTGATCCTGAGATCAACGGGAGCGCACGTAAAGCAGAGCTGCAGTCTATCAAGCAGACAGCTACTGACGCAAAAGAGCTAATCGTTGAAAGACAGCGACTAGAGCAAATGATCAAAGACTTGCAGACCAATGGAGGCATCGAAGAAGCCAAGGACTACAGCGGAGGTTTCGCTGAAAAGTTCTCTAAATGATTGGAAGGAAATAGTATGGCAACACAATAAAACAGATTACAAGTTCTGGGAAGATTCCTGGAACGAAAAAGAAGAAGACTGAGTTGTTGGTTTTCGTCAGGCGGCCCTCTACGCATAAAGGGTCTATCAACTGGGGCGTAGTTCAGTTGGTTAGAGCGTCTGTCTTATACACAGGAAGTCGCGGGTTCAAGTCCCGCCGCCCCAACAATTTATTATATTTGTAGCATGAAAGTCAAAAAGAGAGACTACAAGAAGGAGTATGCTAAGTACGGCAAGGGAGGAAAGGCCAAGAAGTACAGAGCTGATCTCAATCAAATCAACCGCCGCAAGGGTACTTACGGAAATGGTGATGGTCTTGACGAGGCCCACGTAGGGTCGTCTGACAAAACTACACCTCAGCCTGAGTCTAAGAACAGAGCAAAAAACAGACCTAAGCGAAGACGCAGTAGGTAAAAGCTGCACCTGTAGCTCAACTGGATAGAGCATCGCCCTTCTAAGGCGAGGGTTCGGGGTTCGAGTCCCTGCGGGTGTACTAAATTAAATTCAAAACAATGGCTACTTACATTTGTGAGTGCGAAAAAAAGCACGAAGAGGATAAGTCTGGGGTCACCATCAAGTTTGTTGACGGTAAAGCCCAGCATCAGATCCAGTGTCCATGCGAAAAGAACATGGTCCTTAAGAACCCTAAGACAGGAGCCCCTAGCTTCAAAAGCAATAGATGGGGTCAGGTGTACTGATGCAGGACTTCCTTGATTTCATGCAAGAGGTGGCAGGGTTCTACAACTCCTTTGGCACAGACAACAAGCTGTACGATTACGACGGAGACGGCATAGTAACCGTTCTTGACTGGTTGGAGTTCCTGTCTAATCAACCCTACTTTTGAGTGTTCTAATAAACATAGAAGGATATGAAGACCCTGCTGTCTCAATTTGTCCCAACGGTTCGCAAGGTGAAACTGTTTCAGTCGGTGGGCTACTCATTGTTCTTCCCGCTCAGCCTCCCAAAAAGAAAATTGCGGGATATGGACGTCCAGACGACCTGCATGTGTGGGAAAGGATTCCTATGCCCAAAGAGCTGTCTAGGATTAAGTCTATGGATGAGTGGCTCGAAATGCCTAGGGAGTTTCGACAGAAGTTTTCTCCGTATATCGAGGAGGAGTTTCGCCGTAGGCGTGAGGGCTTTTGGTTTTATAATAACGGTGAGCCTACATATATTACGGGGCGGCACTACATGATGCTCCAGTGGACTCGAATGGATATTGGTTACCCCAACTTCCTTGAGTTCCAAAGAGATATTTTCTTACATTTGGCTGCGTGTGAGGCGGACCCACGCTGCATAGGGCAGCTGTACACCAAGTGTCGGCGGAGTGGATATACGAATATCTGTTCCGCCGTTTTGGTTGATGAGGCCACCCAGGTTAAAGACAAGCTACTAGGTATTCAGTCTAAGACTGGTAAAGACGCACAGGAAAACATCTTTATGAAGAAGGTGGTGTACATCTTCCGAGGATACCCCTTTTTCTTCAAGCCTATTCAAGACGGTACCACTAACCCACGTATGGAGCTTGCCTTCAGGGAGCCAAGTAAAAGGATTACCAAAAACAACAAGACCTCTCAGAAGGGAGAGGCTCTTAATACAGTAATCAACTGGAAGAATACAACTAACAATGCTTACGATGGAGAGAAACTCCATCTGATGTATTTAGACGAAGCTGGAAAATGGGAAAAACCTACAGACATAAGAGACGCTTGGAGGATTCAACGGACGTGTTTGATCGTCGGGCGGAAAATAGTCGGAAAAGCGATGGTCGGAAGCACCGTCAATCCGATGGACAAGGGTGGGAAGGAGTACAAGGAGCTATGGAGGGACTCGGACCCAAACGAAAGAAACGCAAACGGAAGAACCAGGACGGGTCTCTATAGGCTCTTTATGCCTTCATACGAGTCCTTAGAGGGCTTCTTTGATAAGTATGGTCACCCAGTGGTAGATGACCCTCCTAAGGTCGTTGAGGGGCTTGATGGAGAGGACATCATCTTTGGCGCCAAGACATATCTCAAGAACGAAAGAGAAAGCCTTAAGGGTGACCCCTCGGAACTGAATGAGGTTACTCGTCAGTTTCCTTTTACTACAGATGAGGCCTTTAGGGATAGCATTGACGGTAGCCTATTCAACATAGGTAAGATCTATGAGCAGGTTCAGTACAACGACGATCTATTCCCTAACCCTGTCGTTAGAGGCAACTTCGTGTGGAAGGACGGCGTTCAGGACACTAAGGTTGTTTTTAAGCCAGACCCCAAGGGTAGGTTTAGGGTGGCTTGGATGCCACCAGAAGAATTAAGAAACCTCAAGAAGGAAGAAAGAGGTAAACGTATTGCGCCAAATGCAGAGCTGGGGGTAGGCGGGGTTGACTCTTATGACCTTGACGCCACCGTCGATGGACGGGGGTCTAAGGG